TGGGAAAAGTTAGGACATAGAGTTCGTGCCCTTCAATCTGATAAGTATAAGAAATGGCATCCGATACGGTTTGCCCGACCATTGTATTTTCTACTGCATGGGTAGAAATTCTCTGCATTGCATATCCATTCAGTTGGGCAACAATCGCTTGCCCACGAGTGTCTTGAGTCAATAGAGCAAAAGAGTTGCCAAGGCGAGAAATAGACCCCACCGCCGCACAGCCGTGTTGCATTGATGAACCGGGGACGATAGAGAACGGAAAAGGAAAACCGCCAGTATTAACCCAGACTTCTGAGGTAAACTCACCCAATAAATAAACTTGCCGATGGTCTACAATTAAACCTATTAGGTTATCAGATGAGCCAAACTTAGACGCAAAGCTCAACGGCGTGGTAACAGTCGAGAGAGCATTGGTAGCCGCCCAAATCTGGGAATTAGGCTTGCCATAAACTAAGTAATTATCGACTACGTCAACACAAGTGCCGCCGATAAAAGACCCATCAGAATAAGGGATCATGGTCAATGTTTGAGAGGCTATGTTGTAGGTATAACGAGCGTTTACATCTACAATCATGGCATCTAAAGCATTGTCTTCGATTTTGCAATAACCCTGAGAAGATGTTATTTCGCCAATGTATTGATAATTCCAGTTTGAGTTGACTAAATATACAGATGCCCCGCAAACGGTCAGAATTGCCGAAGCACCTGGAAGAGTGTGCATAGCCCTTACAGGGCCGACATTGGGTAATTGTAGTTTATAAACTAAACCCGGCGTTGGATATAAAGCCATCACCCCGCGAGAAGGTTGAATCCCAAGAGAAGGAGTGCCGGGATTCTTAGCGGGATCGACCTCAGGACGGAGATTGATACATTCCTGAGAGTCTTGATAAAGCGAAGGGGCATCATAGGCCGCGCCGATAAAATTAAAGTCCATGGCTAAAGAAATCCACCGTGCATTATCCAGCCGCTATCAGCAGGGTTCCCATTCACAATCGCACCATCAACTCTTTGCATTTGTTGCGGTTTCATGTTCACAGATTTAATCCAGCCCCTAGATTTAGCAGCATTCGTTGTAATCATTTGCGCTATTACAGGATCGTTTTTGCCATACTCAGGCATCAAAAGCTCCGCCAGATTCCACCTCAAAGCCATGTTGTAGCCTTGAGGTAAAGTGATCGTGTCGTTTAAGGTGTTAAATTTATTAAGGAGGGAGTCACAGAATAAGTGCATCTCCCCTTGTGAGGGATTCTGCCAATAATTAAGGACTCCCAAAGGTTCTGATGGCTGATAGTAGACCGCTCTAGGCCAAGGGCCGGGCAAGGATTTAATGCCTATTGTTTCATAGTCTTCATAAGAGATTACCGCGACTGGAAAGTCGAGCGTCCCTGTGATCGAGTTTGACACCCGCACAAATGCTGAGTTGATCCTCACCGGACGGGGGGCACTGGAAGTCAGAGCGCCCGACACGAACGAGGCTGTCGTGTTCAGATAATAGGTTCCAATGGCCGCTGTTGTATTCCCACCTACGCCCGTTCCTAGACTGGTAATTGAGATGTTGCTTGCGAGCCCACTGCCAGAGATTACCTGACCCACCGATAAAGCTCCTGACGCTATGGCTGAAACGGTTAGGACATTGCCACTGACTGAACCTGTAAAAGAACATCCAACATTACCTCCGGGGCCAATGGTGTAAATATACTGCCCACCTGTTAATTCATGGATAACTTCTTGAACAGCAAAGACCAATAGTTTCTGATTTGACCATTGATCCAGCATGTCATTCATTAACGCGAGCGCATCGTTTGATGACGCTGAATCAGGTATTTCGCCAGATGCTAAAGAACCTATTGCCCTTAAAGAGCCTTTAATAATGTCTAGTGGGGTTGTCATCTTAGAACTCCACTATCACAATACCCTGCCCACCGTTCCCACCCCCACCACCCACAACGATAGTCATGACTTGAGAGGTGGAAATAGCAGTGAAATACTTAACTGCGGTAGCCCCAGAACTTCCTTGGGATTGAAAATTGGCGCCAGCGTTCATTGACCCACCGAACCCGTACCCGGTAGGGGTGGGAAGTTGCCCCATAAGCCCTCCGCTTGATCCTGTAGTACTACCAATACCGCCTGATATGTTCAGATCGCCACCAGACGCAACGGCTTGTGAACCGTACCCGGCCCCAGTAACCCCTCCGGCAGCGATTACCGTGACTGAGTTAAAACTAATGCTTGATAAAGCCCCATTACCGGGAACCTGAGAACTACCAGAACCGCCGCCCTGTACGGTTACTTTGAAACCAAAACCAGGAGGAACAGTTAAAGTTGTGCCGCTGTGATAAACAAGCGCCTGCCCCGTAACAGACCAAGGGTATATTGGCCCAAAGGCCGGGTTTATTAAAATCCACGCGTTATACGCCGTAGCCCATCTGAATTGGCAAAGACAACCGCCTGTAATATCACCGGCAACCAATGGAAGATTGTTATATTTAACAATCGGAAAGGCCCCGGTATCTGTTGAGCCTAATATCAGATCAAGCGTTGGCGTAGTGGTCGCATTTGGATAAATAACCTGCAATTCAAGTTGAAATCCATTGGTCAATGTTGTGGCTGTGGTGACTATTGTTGCCAATATCGCATCAGCCGTGCCTGTAGAGATAACAAACGGAGCCTCTCCTACTACTACTGGATAGCTCGAATGGAGGGCGGATAAAATACCATAGTAAACTGCGGTCAAACCTGAGTCTAAAGAGGCACCGTCCATTGTCATGGTGACGGTCGTTATCCCGCCCGCATAAACTGAAGTGGAGATGGTTCCGTAGACTAGAGTGCCCGTAGAGATTGAGGCTTGTATCCGGCGCATGGGGTTGAAAATAGCGACTTGATTCCCAGTAACAGAGAATGAAGTACCTGAGAGATAAGAGGGGGTTCCGCCGTACAGAATCCACTCAGAGGGCGTAGGAATAGCCGGGTCTAGGACAGGATCGTTAATACCATAGAGGTTATCTAAGGTGGGACCGATGGGATTTCCGGCTGAATCGGTAATAATGAATTTGTACGCTTGTCCGGCGGTCAACCAAATCTCATTAGCGACTTTTCCATCAACCCCTAAGACTATGGGGTTGGCGTTTTGTATTGATCCCGCGGATGTGGTATAAGTCGGACACGGAGTTGATGTACCGGCCTGATAAGTATTGATGAAACCGCCATTATTCGGGGTTCCATTGGCCAATAGGAATGCAACCCCATTACCGATGGGGGATAAGTAAACAGTGGTCATGGAGGGTCCTCAACAGGAATAAAAAAAGCCGCTGATTAGGCGGCTTCTGTTTGTGGGGCGATCTGGTTACTTCGGTTCTTTGTAATCCAAACCCGCGTAAGGTGCTAACGATTTCTCCTCAGCAGACTTGGTATTGAGTTTTTCAGTAAGGAAAACCGCCAACAAAAGAGCTAACAACTTCCCTACCGGATGTCCTTCAAAAGAATCCCAGCCCCCGGCTTCAGGGATTGGTTCACCGTCTTGGATGTAGCACGATTTCCTAGAATTGTTCTTGCCCATGTGCCTACCGGGACGCCTTTAAATGCCACATTCGTTGCCCCTTCTGCGGCAGATTTAGCCCCTGAAGAGAGTAACGCAGTAAGGGTGTTGGAGTTGTTGACAAATGATCCTCTTGGTTGGGCTTGGGTATATCTTGCCACATTTCCGAGGGTTTGTACCTGATTTGCCGTTTCTGGCTCAAAAATGGTGCCTAATTTTGGCCTGATCTTTTCCAGCCCGCGATTGAATCCCGACTGCGAGAAGTTCCCCTGGTTATCAAGAATCCCGGCCCGTTCCTTGAGAAAATCCAAGGTTCCGGCTGTCATAGCCTGTTGAGCTACGGGATCATGGGACAGATTCACCTTCATGGTCTGTACATCGCCCAAATCACCACCAACAACATACTTGCCCACAAATGCGTCAGGGGAGGCCGTGCCGTTCACGACAGCCTTATAAGCAGGGTCAGCACCAATAAGGTCAAAGCGTGCCTTTGCAGCGGCCCTAGCGGTATCCGCAAGGGGTTTAAGAGGTTCCGCACCGGCAGGCATCGGCATTTCTTCCAGCGCGTCCCGAATCACCCCTGCGGCAGCTTTGACGTTCCCGTCAGCACTTTGTGAGCGCATGGTTCTGGCGAGGTTGGTTCTCAATGACTCAAAATCCTCAAAAGTCATGCTCCCGCCTTGGCGCAAATCGTTTAGCGTACTTCTCAAGCCAGCAGGGACTTCGTTATACAAAAGGGCTTTGTGCAGCGCGGTATCGGCATTATCCACAAAGGCCTTACCATCGAGAGGGAATTGCCCCCCGTTGGCGTCCTCAAGAGCCTTGTATTTGGCGGAAATGTCGGCCTTTAAAGCAGCGTCTTTTGTCTCGTACCCGTTGATGATCTGCGATCCCAATTCGGGCTTGCTTGAAGTGTAAATATCCGGGGCAGCAGATTCCCGAATGGCGTTGACATTCCCTATCATCTGCCCGTTCTGTTCGTTGAACCGCTGGGCTAACGCAGGTTGCGCTCCCCTCATGTTCTGCTCTTGAGAGAGGATAACGGGGTCTTGCGTAGCCTGTCCTGCGGTCAATCTTACCGGAACAGGCAACGAATCAGCTTCGGCATGGCGAGAGAGGACTTCGGCGTTCAATGGTTGCCCCTTCTGAATCGCAGTATTCACGGCAGATTGCAATTCCGGGCTTGCGTTCGCCACTGTAGCCTTCGCCATTTCAGCCGGTAACACACCAGCAGCACCAACACTCCCGGCAGTAGCAGCGTCGCCAACTAACGCAGCGGGTTTTCCCGCATTGAACAACAATTTTCCACCAGCAGCGGCTTCCTGAACACTAGGAATAGTCCCGGAAATCCCAAAGAATTCAGCCGGACCCAAGCCGCCCAATTTGGAATCATCGAAAGCGCTTCCAAGCCAGCCGAGATAATCCGCCGCCGCCTGACTGTGGGGCTTTTCAGCAATCTGATTTGCCATCTTGATGGCTTCATCATTGGCTAATTGTGTGCCTTCCGGTGTTCCAAACTTGCCAGAAGCAACCTCTTTTGCCAGCCCGTACACATTCCCAACACCCTGACCGATGATCCCAGTTGCGGCAGAAGTCGCGGCAGAGATTGGCCCTGTGACATACTTTTCCAGCAAAGACGGTTCTGGGTGCGCTACTACAGCAGGATTCGTGGCAGGGATATACTTCCCGCTCGCCATGATCTGGCCGGGAATCTGATCCGCTTTTGATGCGCCAACGCTGCGCCCACCAGAAAATGCGCTGTCAGCAGTCGCAAAGTCATCAGGAGTGGCAACAATGGCCCCGGGCTTTACTTTCCCGAAAGCGGCATCGGCTGCGTCGAAATCATCGGTCATTGAAGCCGACCAAAACGCGAAAGGGACTTGATGTTAGAGTACTGTTGCTGGACTCTTGCCCAGTCAGTAATGCTCATGGATTTTTTCATCTTTTCCACATCCTGCGTATCACCACGGCGCATATCGTCCATGATTCGGAATACGGTAGGATCGGCGTTTTGCGCCCATGCAGCCTTAAACGGAAGCAGGTTAGCCGGGTTCTGCGTCGGCCCAGTCCCCACGGCTTTGTCCAAGCCTTCCCGAAAGTTCTTGAGGCCCGTATTCAGGGAATCGGTGTACTTGGTGATTTCCTGCAAAGACTCTTTTGAGTATTCAGGAGAACCTGTGCCAGCAGAGATAAGGTCTTGTCGCTGATTGGTGACACTCATCCCCATGGCTTGCAGGGCTTGCGTGTTCTTTTGAGCCAGAAACTTTGTCATTTCCTCATAATTGACAGTCGGGCTTAATCCAAACGGAGCCGCTACTGCGCCGAAAATCTTTTGCCATGTTTCCGTTCCCGGACCTGTTTTGGTATCAGACGACAACTTGAGAATCGTGTCGTTCAGGTTGCGGATCGCCAAGGTGTTATCAGCGGCACCGCGTACCGTCTGGATTTCACCAGCAGCGCCCTTTTGAAGCTCGGCTTGCGGACCATTGATCCATGGCTGCCCCTGACTTGAACCGGCTACGCCACCAGCAGAAGGCACTCCACCCCCACCCCCCACAATATGCAGGTTTCCAGCAGGGTCAGTGATTGCTTGCGGAGAGAGACTGGTTCCAATTCTCGGGCCACCAGTGGGAGTAATGGTCGGAGCGTTACCACCCACAGCGGGTTGATTAACCACAGGTGCCAGCGATCCGCCAGTATTGACCATTAAAGCCGTGGGAGACAAGGCGCTTTGTTGCTCAGTCGGACTCATTAAGCTTTGACTGGCAATAATCGCGCCCTTGGCTAAGTCGGCACCGGGGGGCAGCACAGAAATAGTGCTTTGATTCGCTTTAGCTAGGTTGGCAATGTCCTTGTTGTCTGGATTTTGGTTAATCACATCCTGCAAAGCAGAAATGTAAGCTTTTGGGTCTTGAACTCCAGCCCGTCCTAATACAGCCATAGGATTACTAACCAGCGCTCTTTGGGTTTGTGTTAGGTTCTGTTTAGCACTGGCAGCGGTAGTTTCGTTTGTGGATAGGGTTCCAAGTTTCGTTAAAACTTCTGCGCCAGTATAAGGCGCGATCTTTGGGACAGCAGAATTCAGCTTATCCATGTCAATTTTGCCATTAGTCTGCCAATTATCAGGGTTAGACATAAAACCTTGCAAATCTATACGCTCGTTGTTGGCCTGTTGAGCTCTCTCTAAATCTATACCCGTTAAACCGGCTTGACTTTGTGCTTGCGAAGATTGAGCAGCCTGTTGCGCAATCCTAGACTGCATCGTCCCCTGCTTGTACTGCATATCTAACGCTTGGTTCCCCAAATTCACCATAGAAGAAAGCGAATTTAGATTAGGGGGTTGAATGGGCGTTATTGAACTGGCATCTGGCATTGGCATGATTAACCGGGCCCTGGGCTATTGTTTGGGTTCGTGGAGGTTGGGCTATTGTTTGGGTTCATGGAGTTGAGGTAGTTATAGCCTGCGTATGTATTTGCACCGCCGCTTATTGAGTTGGCCATGTTATTAAGGCCGTTGGCTTGAGCGTTGCCCTGATAACCATAAAGACTTGAGGCGTTATTAGCAGAATTATTAGCTACCCCCGCAACTGTATTTCCAGCGTTTATGCCAATTCCGGCTATACCTGACAGACGGTTATAGATGTTGCTATTGTTGGTTTGCCAATTGTTAAAAGCATTTTGATACGCATTTTGGGCGTAATTCTGTGTAAAGGAATTCAGACCTTGTAAAGTATTACCCGATACCAGCCCTCCGGTCGCGTCCATTACGTTCTGAGCCTGCCCTTGACCCTGCCCCAGCATGAAGGCGTAGTTAGGGGCTAGATTCGCGTTTAAATCAGCATTGGTGAAAGATGATGTCAATTGCGGCATCATGGCTGATAGCTGTTGAGAGGCTTGTGCTCCGGTCTGCAAATATGGGGCTTCATTGCTATTAACTGTATTAAACATCTTATTGTTAAAAGCAAGAGAATTATTTGCGGCGGTAGATTGCGCATTGGCTGCATTATTGGCAGAATAAGCCCCCAATAACGAAGACCCTGCGATTGCTGTAGCGACCCAAACCATAATTTATTCCTCAGTGCTTAATAAGATTGGTTTAAGCTGATTATGTGCATCAAATAATGCACTTTCATCGGGCTCAATTAATTCAATTTCAATTTGTTCAAGATCAGTGTTTTCTGTACGGTGTACGTTAAGGTAGACGGAATCGGTAAGAGCTAAGATCGCTCGCTTCGACCCGGCTGGAGCGATTATTACTACCGGCCCTTCTAACTCTGTGCGTTCATCACCGTTAACTATCGCAAGATGCCCGGATTGCAAAATCACTAGGTGCTCACGTTTGTGCTGTTTTCCTACCACCAAAACCCCTTTGGGCTGATACATTTGACGCACATAACACCCATCAGCAAAATAATGCTCTGTGCGAAGCTCTAATTGTGGGAGTTTTGCTGATTCGTTTTGCAGTTGCCGGATTTTTTCAGCACCAGATATGACTAATTTGGTCACATTGACGCTAACGGAGTCACATACACCAAAGAAGGGCCTGCAGCCGAACCAATCATTGTCACGCTAAACCCACCGGAAGGGACTTCTAAAATTAAAGGATTTATTGCCGCGGGTGGTAAGACGAAAGTATTGGTAGGAGAACCCGCTGTTGGTAAAACAGCCGCTCCTGCGGTTACAGCGCTTGGGGTGATGTTAATAGCAACTGTGACTGAAGCGCTAGAATTCCAAAATGCTGCTAAGTTCGAAAGTTCCGTGGTTGAAGGGGAAACCGTAATCGCCGTACTGGAAGAACCAGTAACAGAGACTACGGAGGTTGGGCCTGCTGGTTTTAAGGCAACAGTGGTTGTCATTTTAACGGCACCGGCGAGCGCGGATTGTACCGTAAGCGGTCATGGTGCTAACCGAGAAGGTCGCTTTAGCTACCAGATAGACAGTAGTTGTGGCGGCAATTAAGAGCCTTACCGTACCAGCCGAATAAGCCATCAAAGCCGCTGGCACGTATGCTGCCGAATTTATTGTAGTCGTTGCATCAGGGTCTAACCCAGAACCGCCGGGCTGACTACTTAAAGTAGCAGAGGTTAATGAAATACTGACATTAAGTTGCGTAACGCTGGTACTTGCGGCGGGTGCGAAGTCAATTAAAGCATCAATATCCCAATCGCCCGGAGTTAAAACGATTGAGGTAATGTTTGCAGCGGTCGTAGATGTCAAGGAAACAGTTGAAGCTACCGGAATGGTTGAGCTGACCAATTCCCCAATATCACCTGTAATTGCGTTGTCGTTAGTAGATGTGCCTTGAACCAGTTGATCGCGGTAAGCAACACCCATACTTTTTGTATTTCCTGCCATGATAAATTCTCCAAAAGTTAAGGGGCCGAAGCCCCTTTGGGTTTAGCTTACGTCGTAACCATAGACAAAAACATCCATCGTCGCAGCAGCACCTTGAGAAGTCCCCACGTTCAAATACATGTTTTGAGCGGAGAGATTAAGAGCTTTAGTAGCTGTAACGACAGTTGGGAAGATTGCTACTGTTGGGCCTGTATTACCGCTTAGTGCGACGTTCGCTACCACTACGTTACCAGCACCAGCAGCGCCAGTATTAACGGCTGCAAGAGCGGTTGAAAGGCTTATAGAGGCGTTCGTAAACACTACATCAGTGACGATGTAACTAGCCGAATTGATGACTGGGGAAATCATCGTATCGCCCGTGGTATTCAGATTTGCGCCACGGAATGAACAGAGCAGGCGGCGGGCATTTGTACCGGCTGCAATACCTACGTTCGGATTAGTCAGGCCGTTTTGTTCAGGTGCGTAGACCGCTTGCGTTGCGGGTAATGAAGTAACTACATTGGGTGCAGACATGTGAGTCTCCTAAATAAAGAAGCGCCCGAAGGCGCTATGAGGTTGATTAGCTGGTTACGCGGCAAGCAAGTTCTGGGTACAAGGGAGCCCAGCCGTACAATACATCCAAACGAGTGGGGATCGAGTCGTTGTTGATCGTGTATTGTTTCACTACACGAATCGACAGACCTGAAGATTTGTCGGATGCACGTCCAGCAAAATCAACACCGCTTGGTACTACCAAATCAGCCGTTGCCAAGGTGAAAGCGTTTTTATGGCAGAGAATGTTTTGAGCAGTCGTGTTTTGCGTTGCGGCAGATGCGGCTACACCCAAAACGGTGATCGCTGCGGTTGCCGTAGGGGTGTTGGATACGTTTTGGAACTGTCCACCGTAGATGATAGCAGGGGAGACAGTAACCGAAGTACCACCAGCGGCCATTGCAGTCGTCACTACGAAATTACGCAGTTTGCCGTAGGATTGACGGTTTTGTGGGTTGACACCATAAACACCAGCGATTTGAATAACATCACCGGGGTTAAGTTGGCAAGAACCAGTGTTAGATATGGTCAGGGTAGAGCTAGCAGCCCAACCAGTCGCAAGGCCAGCAGAGGTTTGATTCACGGCCACGGTTACAGCAGAAGTGCCATAAGCCCATGCGTGATTAACAACGTTCTGATCCATGTACCAGTCCATACCACCGTGCTCTTTACCCATCAATCCTTTCTTGTACAGCTCACCGATATTGGCTTGTGGGTTAAACAAACCTTTCAGGTTATCTACCAAAGCGGCAGAGGTGAAAGGTTCCACATAGATACGGCGTTCACCGTCTTTAGGCGTACCTTCAGAGTCCAGATAAGCACCGGCGGTTAGGTAGGTTGAGAATGCGTTAGCGAGTGTCCCAACAGTACCAACGGTGTTGGCAGTGTTGTTTTTAGCCATCGTCAAACCATCACGATCTACCTTGTTGGCGATAGCAGCGATAGCGGGTTTCAGAACACGTTTAGAGTAGTCATCCAAACTCAACGTTAAATCTTGGGTGTTAAATTGAACATCAACGTGAAATTGGGTCGTGAGAGTAACGGGTACGTAGGTTTCGTTGAAATCTTCTACATTTAGGTTAGGGCCAGTTGTACCAATGAAACGACCAGGACGACGAACGTTGATAGTGGCACCAATTTTGGCACCATCCACCGCGAAACGGTCATCGTATTCTTTGGTTACACCGTCTGCAAAAACGCAGTTATTTTCTAAAACCATCAACGCTTCTTGCGTGATGTCCGAGATAGTCAGTAAAGTATTAGACATTTGAGACTCCATAGGTTAAGTGAGGTTTATTGCTTTACGGCTCACTTACGCGGAGTCAGTACGAATGCCTTTACGCTGGCGGGCGAATGCCGGGATACCGGCGTTTTTTAATGCTTATCCGTTGTACCCTTTTTTACGGGCGGCTCTAAATGCCGCCTGACTTTGCCAAGTTCCATCGGAGGTCCGTCCAGGCGTTTCATTCGTCTGGGTAGACTTCAACGGGTTAATAGGCGCAGGTGCGTTCGATGCCTTCGGTACTGGTTTTTCTTCTGCTTTTTCCTCTGGATTTTTGTCCAGAGCGGCTTCCAGTTTGCCAATATATCGAACAGCGGCCACTGGGGTCATTTTGTTAATCTTTTCAGCTTCTTCCTGGTCTTTAGCCAAGCGATAAAGAATCTGCGGGCCAAGCTCAGAGGACTTAATTGCATCACGTACCCAATCTGGTACAGCTACATTCGTACTGTTAACCGTAGATTGAAAGTCGGGAATAGCAGTTACAGCGTGCTTAATGCGGTCTGTCCACTCCGACTCAATCCGGGCTTGTTCGGCCTCGGTAGCCGCTTCTTTCTGCTCTCTCAAGACCTCAGCGCGTTCCCATTTTTTAAGGTCATCACGATATTTAGCAATATCTGTATATTGGGTGGGGTCAGGCTCTTTGTCCGGTACAGACTCAGGCGGGTTTAATTTAGCCTCTTGTGCCGCTACCTTTGCTTCTAGGGCCGCAACCTTATCCAAAGCCTCACGGCGGTCTGTGGTCAATTTATCCCAACGCTCCCTAGTCTCGCGCTTGCGCTTCTCTTCGGGGGTTTCTACGGCCTCTCCGTGCGTTTCTTCGGGCTTTACTTCTGGTTTAAGCTCGGCCTTGGTTTCTTCAGCCGATTCTGCCTTGACCTCGGCAACAGGTGGGGGTAAATCCATTTTCTTAGCGTTAAATTCAGACAAGTTTCCACTGGTAACGACTGTGGCAGTCGATTTTTTGTCAGACATTCAAAACTCCTGATTTCCGGCTGACGGAGCCGGGCCGATTATGCTGTTGCTTGAAAGTCTATAAAGTGCGAGACAGGCTCAAATCTCTCCAAGCCGTCATCGGTGGTAATACAAACTTCCTCTAGGACCGCTAGATCACAATCGAAGGGCTGTTGATGTGGCTCCAAAAGACGCGAACCGTATCGAGGTCCGTAGGTTCTCAATTTATCAATCCGCTTTCTACAAGCTCTTTTGACCGGAGGGACCGGCTTATCCTCGACAACGGCTTTTTGAACGGCTTTCTGGCGCGTGAGTTGTCCACTCCGAATCTTTCTCTCGTATACGTCAAGCCATGCCCGATATGAAGCAATTTCAGTAATGCCATACACTCCGAACCCCAAACCGGTGCATAGCCAACCAACTCCCCCGTCTTTTATGAAAATCACACACTCGCCAACTTCCTTGTGGTACTTAGGAATCAGGTCAAATGTCATTCTGTTGCAGACTCCGCTGTGCTGGTTGCGGCCTTATCTGCCATCCGCTCATCGATTCGAGCTAACAACAAAGCCGTGTGAGCTTTTAAGTCTTCTACGGTGATAGCCGTTTGCGCGCGCGTGTTGGTGTCGTGCACTGAGGTCTTTTCGCGGGTATCAACATCATGAGCCTTGGTAATCAATTCCATGTGAGTGCGTTGAGTCTCACCTGTCTGCTTCATCTGCTCAATACCGTGCTTGAATTTAAGCTCTAAGCCCATTTGCTGCATTTCTTGCTGAGACTGTTGTAACTTTTGCTGCAATTGCTTAATCATCATCTGGGCTTGAGGGGGGATGTCTTTGTTTTCTTCAATCTGCGCCAAAGGATTAGCCGCAGCCATCCGGTCTGCAATAACTTCAGCTCCGGGGAAGTCCATGTTTCTAAATATCAAGTCTCCAGCGACTTTCATTAAATCAGGATCGACGTTCAGTAGCGCGGTCATGCTTTCCACCGCTTCTTGCCGTTTCGTGTCGTAACCGGGGCCGGTTTCCATCACCACATCGTACTCACCTACGGTTACATCGTTAAGAATCTTGCCTGTATCCTGTTGCATTTGGTTGATTGAGGTGAGTTTTGGCCTGCCATCTGCCCCAATAATGCGTAAAACGCGCTCTGTATCGTAGTAAATCGGTATGTAATCGAGAATAATGCGTCCAACGTGCTTAATTGAGCGTGTTAAGTTGTCATAGAAATGGAAATTAGTGATTTCACCCTGAGATTGTTCGGCTCGAATAGCCTTACCTGATCGAGGGCCACCTGTCTCAACGGCTGGATCGAAGACCCCAAGGACACGTTTAAGGTTTTGACTGGCTGTTAAAGCTAATTCTATCGCTCCCGCCGGAGGGGCTTCGGGTTGTAGCCTTTCGGGGGGCGGAGCGGGCTGGCCATCCACATCTTTCTGTTTGTAATGTAGGATAGCGGTCGCTTTTACGTTAGCCTGCGCCCATTCGTTTTCATAACCTTCATCTTGACCTTCAGCCATTACCCACTTGGTTTTGGGAGCTAAGGCTACAAGCTCGGTCATTGCCGTTTGCCAGAAATTGACCATGCGTTGGGGATCTTTGCCCATCCTGACCATGCCCATGTGGCGAATCTTGCCGTCTTTGAAATAGCGGATACCATAAACAGGCACGATGGGTATGTATTTTCCACCTAACTCACGCTCTTCTAATACCTCAAACTGAGTCAGTTTCTTCCACTTCACCACACGCTTAGAAGACGGGCGCTCTTTAATAACCATCAGCCCTTCGGGTAATTGGTCGGGCATTTGAGACTTAAAGATGTTCATGCCATTTGAAAGCAGGAAAAGCGTCTCTTTTTTATGCTCGACCTTGAAATACTCAGCTACTCGAATCTCTTCGGTGCTTAACCAGTCTCCGGTGTCACCCGAACCTCTAATGGAGAAGCCGCGCTTACTAGCGCCCGGATACAGCCGTTTATAATCGGCTTTAGGGACCATGTCAGTAACTATTGTAGCTTCAGCGTCCGAACCGTCTGACAGGACTGAGAAGGGGTCAAAATAGACTGAGAACGGGTTTTCAATCGCGGCTATCAAAACTTCTTGGTCGAAGGTCTTTTCATCAACGTAATTAGTGTTAACGCGAATAAAGCCTTTACCTGCGGTTACAGCGAAGTCTGAGGCGTTGTCGTAAGCGTAATCAGCATCCGATTTTTGCTCGATGTGCCTTGTTAGACCTGTGATAATCTCAGCGATCTGTTCATCGGACTGGTCGTTGACTCCGTGACACTTGATTCTTGGGCGCTGCTGGCGAATTTGATTGCAGACTTGGCGTATAGAAGTGTCAAGCTCGTTGATCGTCAACATCGGCCTAGATTGCAATTTGCGGGTCATTTGATCTTGGGTTGACCATTGCTCACCGTACCGGAACCTCAGGTCTTCGATCATCTCGGAACGTGAGGTTGTCTCACCTTCCATAGAAATCTTTAGGAACTCAACGGCTTCCTCAATCGTTTCTTTATCGCTCATCCCATCCAACTCATTGGTTCCGAAGGCTGGACATGGCGAGGCTTTTGAGCCTTAACACGTCGAGCGCCTTCGCAGGCATAGCGGAGGGAGTCAATAACATGATTGTTCTTATCCTCTAAAATGGGTATTACTGTCCCCGTTAAGGGGTCGGTCTTGTAGCTGTACATCGTCAGCTCATCGATCAGATGTCTACACCTGGGATGAACCACAATATCGAACGATTTAAGGAACTCCACCCCTTCCTCAAGGCTGCGCGGGCCTTTGAGAGCCGCTAGAATCTTTGGAAAGCCGTGGGATTGCATATAGTTAATGGTTTCGGGTCGTGCTGAATCGGCGATTATTGGCCACTTCTCGGCTTCTGGAACAGCCATGAACAAAGTCGGCAGGTTAACTATCTCGCAACCAACTTGATACGCCTCGTAATCAACGTAAAGCCTATTGCCTTCAATGTCGCACCTAACTAATACGGATGGGTCGATTGAAAATCCCCAGTCCGCCCCCAACCGGAATACAGTACCAGGTGGGCGTTCAAACTCTTCAATCTTCCAATTTCTAAATACTCGTGACTCACTATTTCGTTGATACTCGCCAAGCCATATGTGGGCGAACTTATCGGGGTCACGTCTTTGGTCGTATTCAAGTTCCGCTTTAAGGACTGCTGGCAACCATGGATTGTCACGATAGTTAGCCTTTACGACTACCGCACCAGGTGGCAAATTGTCACCACGAAGCAATACGTCTACAGGGTCGGTTGATTGGTTGGGATTCCACGAGAACCACAACTCACTGTCGGGCTTGCGAATAGTAGGTCTTAACAGGTCTAGGCTTCGCTGTGAGAGACTTTGAGCTTCTTCAACCCACGCTATGTCAAAGCCCTCTAAAGACTTGATCGACTCAGCCGTGTGGTTCTTCATGCCTTGAAAGATGATTAAAGAACCGTTATTACCCAGAATCTTATCGTACTGGACTGTGAAGGCCTTACCAACACCCAAGGATTCAATCTTTTCTTCTAAAAGCTTTTTGACTGATTGATTTAATGATTCCTGCACTTCTCGAACGCAAACCGCGTGGGTCTTTTTTAATAAGCACTGTTCGATTAAGGCTTCAGCGAAATGATGTGATTTACCCGATCCTCGACCTCCGTGGGCTCCTTTATATCGTGCTTGAATTAAAAGAGGCTTGAAGACTCTAGGGGTCTGTATCTCAAGTTGGCTCAATCGGGTCTACGATCTGTCGGATGATGTGGGTGATGGTGAGGTCTGATTCACCGTCTGCCCCAGTAACAGGTTGAGCGGCCTTACCGTCTAAGCGATCTGCAAGCTCTTTAATAGCCCATTGCTCACCGGCTGCAGCTAGGTTAAGCAATTGCTCGATAGCCTCGCGGACGCGCTTATGGTTGTCCTGAGTGATAGCTTTACGAAGGGCGTCATTCCATATCTTCCCCTTAGCGGCGTTGGTATTACCGGGCTGGCCACCTGATGTGCTTGACACGAGTTTTAACCTTTTGAATTATTATTTAATTGATGCACTGCAACAATAAGCGAATTAGGCATTATCTTCCTCTATGATTCCGGCAATATCAGCCTCACGAATCATCTGAAACTCTTGCCCTTCATGATGAATAATAGGCCAGTCCAGATAGTCTCCGTTACCGTATCGAATCTTATCGCCTACCGCAACGCAACATGGTTGAATACCACGTTTAGTTATTAGTCCAGGCCCCACTGCTTCTACGGTGCCGATGTTGAATTTTTCGCTTGATACCACAATTAGGGTATCGGACTGTTTTCGTGGAATTGGTTTAACTAATACATGGTCACGCAGAGGGCGGATCATTGGTTCTCCGATGGTGAATCAGAATAAAGGCTAGGGCCTTGAGTCTTTCGACCTACACCCGGCACGTCCGCGTCTCACGGAAAATGGCGATTTGCGCAACCCTGCGCGGGGGTTAATCACCAATCTGAAAAATGGTCGTAAAAAAACCCGCCGGGGTGCGCTTGAGTCAGAGGCGGGGCGGGGTATGGAATTTACACCTTTGGTGGACGACCAAGGTGACACCTTCTTATACACTAGGGTAATTATCATGTCAAGCCTTTTCGATTAAGGCCAGCTTCCAAAGCGCTTAGCGCCATTTCGTAGGCGGTTTCAATGTTAATCCGCCGGAATCTCCATTCCGCCGAAAGGTTAAAATGATGTATAGCTGCTTGTTGGTACTGTGGAAGACCGGATATTACAGCGTCTACGGCTTCAGCAATCTGTAAGTCAAGGGCGTCGCAAAATTCATCGAACTGCCGTTTTCCCGCCCCAGTACACATGGCTGCTTTTTTTGGATAACCTAGCCCATTATCGTGACTCATCATCCAGCCTTTCCAAACTACCAGATAGAATCTAACCCGATCTGAGCCAATGTCATTCGCCATGTAATTCATTATTTTTTAAGGTAAGCGCTTAGGTATTTGATTTTAAATTTGGCTTTCAACGCTTTCAAGTCATCGATGCTGTACTTTGCCGGTTCATGAGGGCCTTCAAGCCATTCAACGATTTCAACGCCACGCCGATCAATCAACCCTTTCCGATATTCAATGAGGTTTCCAGATAATTGCGTGTTGCAGGGTTGGCATTGCAAATGGCAATTATTCTCATCAAACCTTAATTCTGGATGTGCTCCGATGCTTTGATAGTGTCCGGCATGGTTCTGACCGCCGTGGAAGCGCCCACAGCTTATACAGGGCTTGCCGTGATCTCTGGCCCTAATCCACCGATTGAAGGCCGTCTGCGCGTCCTTGAGCCAATCCTGCCTGGTTTTGAGCCTTTCCTTGGCCTCCCTATGCTCTTTGCGATAAGCCGTAATTTTCTTCCTTGCGGCCTTCTCGACTTGCTGCATAGCGAATTCATATTCATGGGCCTTACAGACAGGCGTGATAGTGTTAAATGGCAAAAATGGTTCCTTGCATATTCGGCATTTGCGGGGCTTTGGAATCAAGCCGCCCCCCGCGCTTCATTGGGGCTGGCAGTGACTACCGGCTCCAAGGCTTCGTCAGACCATTTGACCTCATGCGTTGTACCAAATGCCAAAGTGTACTCGATAAGACTTGAGACTCGCCGCTTGCTCATCAAGGCCGTTGACTCACGAATGTTGATAAGCTCACCCTCTAGGCCCTGTATGATCTCACTGGCTTCGTTTGTTACCACCGCATGACCTGATACCAGCAAGACTTTCCACTGACGCGCTGTGCGCCGTTTCCCAGCCCATTGCAGTGGGCTTTTGGCAATGTCCCCACACATTGCGTGAAACTTGGCGTTCTGCTCAAGGGTGCGGGTAGCCTCCCGAATCTCAATAATCCAGCCATCAAGGGATAGGGCTTCAATCGCGGCAATAGCACGCTTTTTAGCCATGTCGTGAACAAGCCTGAATAATTGCTTCACTTATCCGCCCCATGAAACCTAGACGTGTGCTTATGGGTTCTCATCCATTTGTGGATAGCGTATAGACGGCCATCGCCGAATAGGGCTAGAAATGACATACAGCCTGACGCCGGAAAATGATCTACCCTTGAGCCTCCAACGTAAGGGGCTTGAGGATTGCCGGTGATTAAACGAGCTTTTGGCATTTCAATCATCACTGCCCCCTTTTCAACGTTATGTTGTGTTTCCAGCAATAAGCATTTCGAGCAGTCACGGCGCTTGCTAGGGTTCGGTAGTGGCCTACCTGCACACCTTTCACACGAACGCGCCAATTACCGTTTTCCCAATAGATGTAAATGCGACAGCAGGTGTAATCTCGACCGCCTACTGGGTGGCCTTTTTTAGCGCTGCGCCGCGCTTTTTTAAGTGTTTTACGAAGATCAGCTACACCTGAGTCCACGAGGTCAGCCATTATTTGGGGAGAGGTTTTAGAGCTTCCAATATCTATGATTGGAGG